GAATATGAGCAAGCAAGCAGAAATTTATCTAGGGAATCCTAATCTTAAGAAGGCTAATGTCGCATATGACTTTAGTCCAGAAGATGTTAAGGAGTTTGTTAGATGCTCTCAAGATCCTGTATACTTTATTAGAGAGTATATTAGGATTGTATCTCTTGATGAAGGTATCATACCTTTTACCATGTATGATTTTCAAGAAGACATGGTTCAAAGGTTTCATGAGAATAGATTTAATATTGCCAAACTACCTAGACAGTCTGGTAAATCTACCATCGTAACAGCATATCTATTGTGGTATGTAATTTTTAATGATAATGTTAATGTAGCAATACTTGCAAACAAAGCAGCAACTGCAAGAGAGATGTTAGGGAGGTTACAACTTTCCTATGAAAATCTACCTAAGTGGATGCAACAAGGTATTGTTGGTTGGAATAAAGGATCACTGGAGTTAGAAAATGGATCAAAAATTCTTGCAGCTTCTACGTCTGCGAGTGCTGTCCGAGGTATGTCATTTAACATCATCTTCCTCGATGAATTTGCGTTCGTTCCGAACCATATTGCAGAACAATTCTTTAGTTCCGTTTATCCTACTATATCTTCTGGTAAGAAAACAAAAGTAATTATCATTTCCACTCCACATGGAATGAACATGTTCTATAAGTTGTGGCATGATGCAGAGCGTAAGTCGAATGAATATGTACCCACAGAAGTTCATTGGTCTCAAGTTCCTGGTAGGGATGAGGAGTGGAAGGAACAAACTATTAGAAATACTTCTGAGCAACAGTTCAGAGTTGAGTTTGATTGTGAGTTTTTAGGATCAGTTGATACTTTAATTAGTCCAAGTAAGTTGAGGATTATGCCTTATGAAGATCCTATTAAACAAAATAGGGGTTTAGCAGTTTATGAACATGCAATTGAAGATCATAACTATATTGTTACTGTTGATGTATCACGTGGTATTGGTGGGGATTACTCTGCGTTTTGTGTCATGGATACAACTACATTACCGTATACTTTAGTTGCAAGATATAAGAACAATGAAATTAAACCTATCATATTACCCAATATTATAGTTGATGTAGCTAAGAATTATAATAATGCTTATATACTTTGTGAGGTAAATGATATTGGAGGTCAAGTAGCAGACATCATTCAGTACGATTTGGAATATGAAAATCTACTAATGGCTGCTATGAGAGGAAGAGCAGGGCAACAACTTGGTCAAGGGTTCTCAGGTAAGAAGACACAACTTGGTGTTAAGATGAGTACTGCTGTTAAACAAGTAGGATGTTCTAACCTTAAAGCATTAATAGAAGATGATAAATTAATTATTAAAGATTATGATACTATTGCAGAACTAACTACGTTCATTCAAAAGGGTCAATCATTCCAAGCAGAAGATGGGTGTCATGATGATCTCGCTATGTGCTTAGTAATGTTTGCGTGGATGGCTATGCAAGAATATTTTAAAGAGATGCATGACAATGACGTAAGAGCTCGGATATATGCGGATCAAAGAGATTCAATAGAACAGGATATGGCTCCATTTGGTTTTATTACTGATGGACAGGAGGAAGATAGTTTTGTAGATGCTCAAGGTGAGAGGTGGGAACTTGCGGAATATGGGGATGTACAGCACATGCTAGACTTCAGGTGAAGATTCAAAAATATAAATAATCTTAGTTAACCGCTATCGGGATATTCATCGGAGTTTATAAACATGGCAGCCAATCAATCATCGCCAGGTGTAGTCATACAGGAAAGAGACCTGACGACAATCACCAGCCTTTCGACAGCAAACGTAGGTGTATTAGCAGCTCCTTTTGAACTGGGTCCTGTTGAAGAAGTAGTAGATATATCTACAGAAAAAGCATTAGTAGAAATCTTTGGGGAACCAAATGATTATAACTATGAGTACTGGTTTACTGCATCACAGTATCTTGCTTATGGTGGTACTCTTAAAGGAATTAGAATTTCTTCAACTGCATTGAAGAATGGAGTTAATACTGGAACTGCTCCTCTTATTAAAAATCTTGATGAATATGAATCAACATTTGAAGGTGCTGCAAACAATTGGGAGTTTGCTGCTAGGACTGCTGGTACTAAAGGAAACTCGATAGGAATATTTGTAACAGACGCTGGTGCTGATCAGATTGCGGTTCTACCTGCTCCTGGTTCAGGTAACGAGCATGAGTTTGTTGCTGATGAAGCTCTATCTGCTACTTCTGGTGCTGCTGGTAAAGTATTTAAATATAGTATTGTATTAACAGTTGAAACTGTTGTTGGGTCATTCACTCCTGGTGCTGCTACAACTATTAACATTGGTGGTTCTAATGAAACTGTTAATGTTCTTGCTTGGGATTCAACCAATAAGAAACTAGAGATTGGTCTTCCTAGTGGTGGTGTTACTGGTATCCTTGCTGATGCACAAGCAATTACTCAAGGAACTAATAGTGCTGCAATCGCAACAAGTGGTATTGAGCGTCGTTTATATATTGGTTTAGATAAAGATAGCATTTCATTTGCTGCTGCTGATAGTGTTCAGGATACTAACTCAACTGCTGTTGCAATTACTTCAGTTCGTGGTGAGTATGCAGAGCGTGAATATCTTCCTGGATTTAAGTGGGTTAATGTTGCTCCTCGTCCTGGTACTTCTGGATATGCAACTGCTGCTGGTGGATACAGAGATGAGTTACACATCTTAGTCATTGATATTGACGGTAAGATTACAGGAAATGCTGGTTCTGTTCTTGAAAGATTCATTGGTGTATCTAAAGGAACTGATGCTAAGACTTCAGTTGGTGAAGTTAATTACTATCCAACTGTAATTAAACAGCGTTCTGCTTACATCTATTGGGGATCACATGAGGCAACAGGATTTGCTGCAACTAGTACTGCTTCTGATGGTAACTTCGGACAAACTGTTGCTGGTCGTCAGTTTAACCTTCTACGTTCTGCTGACGGTACTGTTGATTATCCTGCTGGTGCAACAACACTTGGATCTAAGAACAACTCAACTTGGTACTATCGTTTAGCAGATGGTGCTGATTACACAGTTGCTGGATCTTCTTATTCAGTTGGTAACTCTGATGTTTCTAGTGCATACGAATTAGTTTCTGATCCTGAGTCACAAACAATCGATTTCATCCTTACTGGACCTTCTGGTGCTGATGATGCTGCTGCTCTTGCTAAGATTACCGCACTTGTTAATATAGTTGAAGAGCGTAGAGATTGCATGCTATTCGTTTCTCCACGTAGAGCAAATGTTGTTGGTGTAGCAAATAAAACAACTGCAACAACAAACATTGTTGAGTTCTTTGATCAACTTCCAAGTTCTTCTTATGTCGCATTTGATAGTGGATATAAGTACATGTACGATAAGTACAATGATGTCTATCGTTATATTCCAACTAACGGTGATGTTGCTGGACTATGTTTACAGACAACAGAAGTTGCAGAACCTTGGTTCTCACCTGCTGGTTTCCAACGTGGTGGTATAAGAAATGCAATTAAACTTGCATATACACCTAACAAGACTCAACGTGACACACTATACAGTTCAAGAGTTAATCCAATAGTAGCATTCCCTGGACAAGGAATTATCCTTTATGGAGATAAGACAGCACAATCATTTGCTAGTGCATTCGATAGAATTAATGTTCGTCGTTTATTCCTAACAATCGAGCGTGTTATATCTGGTGCTGCTAAGGCACAACTCTTTGAGCAAAACGATGAGGCACAGAGAGGATTATTCTTGAATATTGTTGAACCATATCTACGTGATGTACAAGGTCGTCGTGGTGTAACTGATTTCTTAGTTAAGTGTGATTCTTCCAACAACCCACCTGAGGCTGTTGATCGTGGTGAGTTCTACGCAGAAATCTACGTGAAGCCAACACGCACAATCAACTACATTACTCTAACATTCGTTGCTACACGTACTGGAGTAAGTTTTGGTGAGGTAGCAAACTAAATACTTCTGAGTTCGAGATGGATTCAAAATAGCGGAGGAAACTCCGCTATTTTTTTGTCTAAAAAAATCAATAATAATAAATATAAAGGACAAGTCAATACAAAGGATTTTCTATCATGGGAGCAATAGGTTCTATTGACCAATTCAAAGCACAGGTTTCGAGTGACTTCGCTAGACCTAATTTGTTTCAGGTTGATTTAAATTTTCCATCATTTGTAACTAGCAATGCTACAGGTACTGGGAATGGAAGTAATGGATCTGCAGATCAACTTAAAAAGAAAGGTAACTTTCTAGTTAGAGCAGCAAATTTACCATCCTCACAGATAGGTATTGTTGAGGTTCCTTTTAGAGGTCGTGTTCTAAAGATCGCTGGAGATAGAACATTCGAGCCATGGACAATTACAATACAAAACGATACTGGATTTGTATTAAGAAATGCATTTGAAGTTTGGTTAGAAAGAATTCAGGCATATAACGAAAACTACACTACTTGGGGTAGTGGAACTAATACTGATGATTCAGCAGGATCACAAAATTATTTTGCTGATATGCAGGTAAGTCAGTTAGCAAGAGATGCTAGATCTGAAGGTGCAGATACTGGTCATAAGACAATCAGGAAGTATGCATTCAGAGATGTGTTCCCAAGTAACATTGCTGCTATCGATCTTGATTTCGGTAACAATGATGCTATTGAAGAATTTACTGTTGAACTTCAAGTACAATACTGGGAGCCAGTTGCTCTAGACGCAGACGAGTGATCTGTAACTAGGCTAAATAGAGAAGGAACAATAAGTTTTAAATAATGTCGCAGCTCTTTGGATTTAGTTTAGAGAGGGCAAAGAAGGTTCCCAAGGGGCCTTCTTTTGTTCAAAAGGATAGTCTAGATGGATCGCAACCTATCGTAGGCGGTGGTTACTATGGTTATTCTGTTGATTTTGATGGTACGATTCGTAATGAGTACGAACTAATCACCCGATATAGGGAGATGGTTTTACAACCAGAATGTGATAGTGCAGTTGATGATGTAGTTAACGAAACTATCTGTGGTAATTTTGATGATGTTCCTGTCGCAGTAGAGTTATCAAATCTAAAACAATCAGAAAAAATTAAGAAGTTGATTCGTGAGGAGTTCGATGAAATCCTACGTCTTCTTGATTTTGAAAATAGATCTTACGAAATCTTCCGTCGATGGTATGTTGATGGGAGACTTTTTTATCATAAGGTAATCGATCCTAAAAACCCTAGAGGTGGAATGGTCGAACTTAGATATATTGACCCACGTAAGATTCGTAAAGTTACTGAGTATGAGGAAAAGAAACCTGGTGAATTGAGAGGTGCAGATCTTAATACTCAACTCACACAGAAGTCAGCAAATTATTTCCTATACAATCCAAAAGGATTAAAGAATAGTACTAATCAGGGTATGAAAATTGCTCCTGATTCCGTGACGTATTGTCAC